TTTACTTTTGAGTGGATTGATGTAGGATATATGCATGATCAAGTTCAATATCGTTATTTCCACTCAGGTTCACGAAAACTACGGAGCCCATGATTGGGACGGCAAAGGCCAGTGCCCTCAGTACTGGAAAGCCAAGGGTGGTTATGAGTACCGCCATCCGATTGCGCTAGACCTCGGTGAGGTCCAGGATCGGTCAAAGGTCAATTCCTTTGTGGAAGAGCTTCGCACCGCGGTGACCCGCAACGATGACTCGTGGCAGGAGTACGTCATTGATTGGTACTTCCTTCCCGTGGGCGAGCTGACCCACGAGGAGAAGCAACAGGTTGAGTGGCATGGTTCCGTCAAGGAGCCAACCAAGTCTCCCTATAAATTACAGAACGCCTACGCGGCTTAATATACCATAATGAATAACTACGACATAGTCAGGAAATATGAAGTTGCTTGGTTTTGCGGAAGGACGAACGTTGGAATCGTTAAGGTTCCTCCTCTTGTAACCGGCGATGAAGTCCAATACTACATTGCCGCGGTTGCAGGCCACAGTGAAAGCGAAGACATTGAGTTCGTTGCTGACTATGGTTCACGATTTCCAAAAGAAGCAGGCGACGCCCTCTTTGCCAATTTATGAAACTTCCAACACTTTATTCCCGCACTTCCACGGGTGCCACTCAGACCTGGACCATCGAAATTGATGGTGGCCGGTACCGTACAGAATACGGTCAGATCGATGGTAAGAAAACCACGACGGAATGGATGGTTGCAGAATCTACCAACGTTGGTAGGGCGAACCAACGTGACATTAATGCTCAGGCTGAGTTTGAGGCAAAGGCCATCTGGAAAAAGAAGTCGGAAGCTGGTTACTACGAGAACATCAAGGACATCGATCGTCCAGCCTTTATTGAACCGATGCTTGCTCAGAAGTATGAGGACCGCAAGGATGAAATTGAATGGCCAGTATGGACTCAGCCAAAGCTAGACGGCATTCGGTGTATCGCAACTGCAAAAGGTCTCTTTAGTCGTGCTGGCAAACAGTTCAAGTCTGTACCTCATGTGTCTGTCGCGCTTCAGGATTTCTTCAAGGAGAATCCTGATGCAATGCTTGATGGAGAGTTGTACTGCGATAAACTCGCAAATGATTTCAACAAGATCACCTCTTTGGTAAAGAAAACCAAACCATCCACAAAGGATCTTGAAGAGTCTGAGAAGACGATCCAATATCACATCTACGACATTGTGGATACCTCAAAGGCTTTCCCCGAGCGGTCACATTGGCTTGAAAGCCGTATTGTAACAACACTTGTAATTCGCCTTGTCATGACTGCACGAGTCGAATCGATCGAGCAATTGGATCGATTGTATGAAGGGTTTCTTGCTGCTGGATACGAAGGTCAGATGGTACGCACGAATGGATGCTACGAGCAAAAGCGGTCAAAGACACTTTTAAAGCGCAAGGAGTTTCAGGACGCAGAATACGAAATCATTGAAATCTGTGAAGGCACTGGTAACCGTACAGGAATGGCAGGATTTGCAATTCTTAAAAACAATGATGGATCTGAATTCAAATCTAACATTAAAGGAAGCCACGATTTTCTGACAGAACTCTTGACCCATAAAACTAAACTTGTGGGTGAAAAAGCCACGGTTCAGTTCTTTAATCTCACTCCTGGAGGAGTTCCGCGGTTTCCGTACGTCATTTCTATCAGAAATTATGAGTGAGTGTTGAGGGCCAATCACTTAGACCGCATCTTTGTGATTTACTTTCTAGGTGTTTTTGGTATGATTGTACCATAATGAATAACACTACTAATTACTCCGTCAACTACGCTTATAAATCTGGCGCCATGGAAGGCGTCCTCAAGGCTCTAACCTATCGCTTTTCCCTTCCTGGTGTGGAAATCACCGACCCCCAAGCCTTCGAACAGTTCATTGCCGACGAAATTACTCGGGTGAATAAAGACACTATGGAATTCTCTAAAAACAATCCTAACTAAAATGAGCACCATACCACAAAGCACCACACCACGAACAGACGCAGCGCGAGGATTTCACGACATGGACACTGCGGTTTCTGCTGAAGATATGGCGAAGCTCGAAACCGAACTCGCCGCTATGACATTCCGCGCCGAGAAAGCCGAGGCTGAACTCGCCGCCGCAAAGAAACGAATTGCCGATTGTGAATTTGTTATGGCGCACCGATACGACATCATTGAAAGACAAGAACCACGATGCAACGAAGCCAACGCCCGCGCCGAAAAAGCGGAGGCTGCTCTTGCCGATCACATAACCGCACTGGAAATCGCCGATCGTTCAGCCGACGAGCAAATGCGCTACAAGCGCGAAGCGGAGAAACTCTGGAAGGAGTTCATTACCTTGCTAGAAATTACCGAGGAAAGCGATTCCGGTTATGAGTTCAATCCCAACAAAATCAGCAGCTGTCGTGCAATCGACGGTAAAAGACTCAATGAGATTCTTGTTGAGGCTCGCCGAATTGTATTTTAACAATGAAAACATTTTTCACAAGCGATACCCACTTTGGGCACGCCAACATCATTAAGTACTGTAATCGTCCGTTTGCTTCGGTAGAAGAGATGGACAACACGCTCATCCATAATTGGAATGCTGTTGTTCGTCCAGAAGATACCGTGTACCATCTCGGAGACTTTGCCGTGGGCGGTGGTCCTGCTGCTCCTTATCTCCGGCGCTTGAATGGTACAATTTATTTTTGCCTAGGCAATCACGATAAACGTCTCCGTTTCATCAAAGCATATCTGGATATTGAACTAGAGCTTCAAGATCATTTAGCGGGGAGCTATTTAAATGATGACAAGGTCAAGTTTGGTATACCATATCTCCGAGAGGTCACTGTTGAAAAACAAGAAATAGTTCTCTGCCACTATGCCATGAAGGTATGGAACGGTAGTCACAAAGGTAGCTGGCAACTTTATGGACACTCGCATGGCACTCTTCCGGATGATCCTACTGTTCTTAGCTGCGATGTTGGCGTGGATTGCTGGAACTATTTTCCAGTATCTATGGAGCAGCTTCGGGCTAAGATGAAAACCAAGACCTATAACCCCGTTGACCATCACGGTCCACAAACAACGTAATTTTATGAATTTAACTTTTGAACAATTTCTTTTTATACTTGTTACGTTTGTAACGTGGTCGTACTTGGGCTGCATATTGTATTATGATCTTGCCAATAGGGTAACCCGGAAACTTCAGAAAATTTCTTTATTTATTCTTAGCGGACCTATTATGTGGGTTTTAATACCCATCTTCCCTATTGTAAAATGTATCTTCCTGTCATTATCAAATAGAATTACCAATTGGCTCACGAAAAAATAACTTTGTTGTTTACTTTGACCCAATTCAATATAGGATTGTATTATGAAAACCACTAAAAACCAGCAAAAAGCAATCGACCAAATGTATTCCGTTTCAGCAATGGACCATAAACTAAAAGTCAAATTCACTAAAAAGCAGCAGAAGGAAATCGCAAAGATTCGCAAGATAATTTTTGCTCATCTCGCAGAGCAAGATAAACTTGTTGATGGTTTCATTGAGTCTATGGGATTCTTGGGTAAAGAACCAGAAGATACCATCGTATGGGACTACATTTACAATGATTCAAAATGGATGGTTGAACTGGAATAACCCTATGAAAGCAATACTGGAATTCAACCTACCCGAAGATAACTATGAGCATATGCGAGCCGTTCATTGCAATCAAGCCTGGGCGTCATTGTATGAAATTGATTCCTTGTGTCGCAATATATTGAAGCATGGTACCAGTGATTATAAAACCGTAGAACAACTAGCACAATATATTCGCACTGAAGCAGGAAATGCTCTTCATCAGGTCGAGGAATGATTGTATGAAACTATTTCAACGCTCTCTAGTTAGTTACGCCGTTTGGGTTACATTCATATACCTTTGTGTAGGTCTCTATAACGGATTCATCTATAGGTTTACAGATATTATCGTTATTCAAATGATCTGGCTTTTTATACTGGCTCTTCCTTTTTGGTTTAAACCTCTTGCTAAATTTTTAAATACCACTACATTATTCCAATGAAAGCAGAACTACAACAGCAGATTTTTGCCAAGTATCCGAAAATGTTTGGAGACCGCACCAAGCCAATGAACGAGACGTGTATGTGCTGGGGTCTTGAAGTTGGCGATGGTTGGTACAATCTTATTGATACGCTCTGTGAAGCTCTTACATACACTTATAGTACAAGCGTACAGGTGGACGAAGAAGATGGTAAGCGTCTTGGTGTTAAACCATACGCAGACAGCTATTACTTTTGCGTAGAGCCACCACAAGTGATCGCTACTCAGGTCAAAGAAAAGTATGGCACGCTCCGGTTTTATTATCGTGAAGAGTATAATGAAGAAATCATGTCTCTTATTGAGACTGGAAAGTATCCCGATCTTCAAAGGATTATTGATCGCTATTCGGACTATATTAATGGTATTGTTCACTTTGCCGAAACTGCTTCTGGTAGAACTTGTGAAGACACCGGTCAGCCCGGCGAACTGCACGCATCTGGAGGTACTCGGAATGGGTGGGTAAAGACTGTGAACAAAGAACATGCTAAGACTGTTTTGGCGGACCGCAACTACGTTCCTTTCTCTGAGATTCCTAAAAATGAATAAGCCGATTAAACAGTTTAGACTCAAGAAAGAATACATCACTTCAGTATCAGATGACAGGTATATGGTTCTGAGCGATCTGGTTGGTAAAATTATCTTTCAAGGTGATTCATATGCCTGCAAGGATCATCCAGAATTTACAAAGTTGCGCAATAAACTTTGTGAGCTGGGTTATATCTTTATCGAGCCTACATACTGGAACGGAGATAGAGTTCTGAAACCATTTAAACTTAACAAACTTAGTTTTAAGAAAGGCGAACAGTTTCCGTGCGCGGCCGCTATAGCTGTAAAATTAGACATACGTCATAAAAAATGAAAATTGTAATTAATGATTGCCACGGTGCCTTTGGGCTTTCTAAGACTGCTCTTGCTCTTTTTAATGAACGTGCCGGTGCGATTATTACCAATGAAGATGACATCAAGCGCAACAATCCTATTCTAGTAGAAATTGTGGAACAACTGGGTGAAGCTGCAAACGGTTCTTATGCCGAACTTAAAGTTGTAAAGATTCCCGGCGATGTTGAATGGATGATTCAAGAATATGACGGAGACGAATGGGTTGCAGAAAAACACAGAACTTGGAACTAATATGAAAATTAAAAATGTAAATATGAATGTAGAAATTGACCCGGAAACAGCCGATGGTATTGTTCGCGCTTCCGTAAAACAAACCATTGAATACCTTCGCAAAGACATTGCCGTCCTTAAGAAGGTAAAGAAAGCCGAAGATTACCAAAAACGTGATCTAGCCGAACAGATTCGCACCTTAGATGCTATGGAAGAAGTGTTCGACTATTACGGAGGTAACTTAAAATGATGTCGCAAGAACAATTCATCTATTGGCTTCGAGGTTTTATTGCTGGCAAAGAATACCTTTGCACGAAGGAAACCGATATTTTAAGAGAAGAACTCGGTAAAATATCTGTAATTACATACAGCACACCTGTTATAACTCCTCTGCACGAACCTTACATTAAGGGTCCGAGTGATTATGACCGCTCGAAAATGCCAATGTTTACTTAATAAAATGAAAAAGAATAAAGATTTAGAACATTACAAGAATGAATGCGAGCGTCTTCGTTTCCAGCTTCACTATAAGTTCCAGTCTGACCCTGTAACCGCAAGCGCAGCCAGCAAAGAAGATCAGCGCCTTTACCGCAAGGTGGGCAAGAAGTTCATTCCTGCAAACGATCCTTACAGCTACGATGGTCTGCGCGAAGGCTTTTGGCTCATTCATATTAAAGAAGGATGCACTTCTATTCGTCAGCAAATTCATCCAGAAAAGTCTGCAATTACTGCTGCCGCTCGTCTTATGGAAGAAAAACTTATTAAAATTATTCGCGAGGCATCAGCGGCTCGTCCTACCAAAATTGCTCTTACTCCCGAAGAAAAGAAAGATTGGGATAAATTCATTGCAAAACACGGTGACTCGTTTAATACTCTTCACTATCCATCTATCCAGGAGAATGCAGAGAAGATTGTTGCTGCACTGGTAGACAACAAATAATTACCTAAAAGGTAATAAATTAAGCACTCGGAGGAGCCGTTACTGGCTCCTCTTTCTTTTTACCAAGCATTGAGATCTTGCCAGTCTTTGGATCCATCATTACCATCACGATTACAAAGACACCCATGATACTTGCCACGACCCAGAATGGAATGGTTGCTGCAACGTAGGCGAGTCCTAGCATTGCAATGCCTGACACAATAAATGTGGGAGACTTCATCAGGAAGCCGATCACAAGGATTACTATGCCCACACCTAATAAGGCTTTGACAATCCAGCCAACCATCTCGAGGCGTTGCTTCTCTTTGGCAACTGCCACAGCATCTGCTGCTTCCTTCTGAAGCTTTGCTCGCTCAGCATCCTGACTCGCCTTGAGCTTAGCTAAAAGTTCAGACTGCTGGTCTCGGAGTTTAGCCTTTTCGGCTTCTTTCTCCTTGACGAGTTTATCCGCAGCTTCAAACGCAGCTGCAGCCGCTTCGCCTTCCTTGACTCGCGCTTCGTATTTCTTCACGATGTCTACTTCTAGTTTTTTACGGTCCGCTTCAATTTCAGCAATAATTGTCTTCTTCATTGCCTCGGTGATCGGCATAAGGCGAGCCATATTCTCCTTGGACTTTAGATTTGCAATGAGGACGCGAGTGTCTACACTTACAAGTTCTTCAGTGGCTTTAAAAATGCCATAATTAATCTCGGAGATCCGATCAAAGTTATCGTTATCGAGCTTCTCTCGATTGTTATATGCAGCCGTGAGCTGTTCCCGGAACTTGGCATATTCTAGTTCCATTGCCGCCCGGGTCTCTTCATTCCGTCTATTAATTTCTGCCATACGATCCACAGCTGCTGATGTTGCGGTTGCTGCGGCTACGGTTCCAGCGCTGTCTCCTGTCTTATTAGAGTTAAGACTTGGGAGTTTAAAGCCACCCATCATGCTGCATCCAGTCAAAATCAGTGACATACAGAATATAATTACAAAACGCATATGGCTATTTATAATACATGAAAGTTATAAATAGATAGACTTAACCCCAAACAATTAATTCTATGGTCTCAACAATTCTCAAAGTATTAGCACAGGAATCCGCGGTGGGAACTGGCGGTGAAAATTTCAACGGAAACACTCTTATCAGAGTATACAATAACACTGCTTCAGATGTTTCTGTTCTCGTAAAAGATGCTGGCGCAAATATCACTGGTAGCTTCACCCTTCGTTCATACGAAACTGTATTTGTCAGAAAACTACCAGCCGAAAACATCTTCGGTACTGTTAACCTTCGTATGGTCCCCGTATCATTCTAACCATGGCTGCCGATAAAAACCTAGAGTCCCACGCGGGTGAGGACGGAACAGTAATTTCCAACCGGGTCATTGCACCGGCTGATTGGACTCAAACCTCCGATGTCCTTAAGTTCTCCAACTGCACGAATATCGTCGTTGATGGTTGTACCATTGAAGGGGGCAAGGAAGACTGTATTGACGCCGTAAGAGGTTCGAACTATACGTTCAACAATACAGTCCTTGCTCCTCGCAAGAATGGTATTACCATTAAGGGTTCCGTCGATGGATATATTATCCGCGACGTGTCATTCATTGTAAATGGTGATGACTGTGATATGGAATTTGGCCAATACGATAACTATTGGTACATCGGTCGCAAACCAACCCGTAACGGTAAAATCAGCCTTACTAAGTCTGTAGGTGGAGCTCCGCTCGTTCTCAAACTGTGGGATGCAGAAATGCCAGACATTACGGACTCCAACATTAAGGTCGTCAAGATTCCAAAGATCATTTGGTGGCCATATTTCGTTTTCCGCGCCATTCAAACCCGCGGTTTCAAAAACATATTCAAACCTGTAGAGGCTGGTACTTTCATTAAGACTAAATAAAGGATGTACTTTTGGGCTGCGGGGCGGTATAATCTATCTCTGCAGACCAACAAAGACTATTTGGGTCAAGGATAGTTAGTTACTCCTAGGATTACCAGATCTGGTTTCATATAAATAGCCATACTGAATGCTGCTTTATCTTATGATGAGGCGGCATTTTTTATTTACATCCTATGAAACAGTCGGTACCAACATGTCTAGCTGAGAAGTATGCGATTACTTCATTGCAAGGTCGTATATGGACCAACTGTAATATGTTCTGGTGTCTATTAATCGGAATATTTCTGGGATCCACTATCGCATCTATCATTATCCTTGCTTTTGAATATGGCCACAAATAATTCTACACCAACCTTTGATTTCGGTTTTACAGCCGTCGACGAGGACGAACTTGACGTTACAAAACAGGTAGACGTAGCCGAGAGGGCTGCGGCTCACCATGAAGATAAACTGAATCGTTTATATGAAGCGATTCGTCCACTCCTTCAGAATCTCAAAAAGAACCCTGAGAAGGAATACATTAAATGGCCCAATCGAATTAAAAAGGTTGAGGAATTCGAAGCTCAGATTGACCGAATTGTGAACGGCTAATGAGTTTTGAAACACTTAAATCATTTGCGGACCTTGGATTCTCAGTTGCAGCAGTTATTGCTGGCGGAGTCTTCATTGTTATTCTCCTCAAGTATATTCTTGCTGGAGTTGTTGACGATGTAAAATCTTTGAATGGTCTTGCGGGTATGTTGAACAACCGAGTGCGTACAATGAACAATGATCTTGTTCGGATTGATGCACTCATCTCATCACGATTCGGATTACGTGTCGACCTTGAACGTCTTGCACGTAGTGATGGTAAAACGGATGCAAGAAAGGATTAATTATGGATCCTATTGAACTAAAACAGATGATCAACCAGTACGGGATGCCAATGATGGCTGCCGCTGGTATGGGTTACTTTATTTACTTTGTTTGGAAATTTGTGACGGAGAACATTAATTCTGAGCTGTCCGAAGCAAAGAAAACTATGATTGCGCTGATTGACCGAATTCGTATGCTTGATAATGATTTAATTAGACTAGAACAAAAAATTAATACAGCTATCGAAATGCAACGCGGGGGTCCACATATTGTGCCACCCGCACCAATCACCAATGAAAAACCTGCTCCTACTTCTACTCCTCAGCCTCCTATTCAATAAGGTTGTCGTTGCATCTGATATGGTGCATGGTTTTAAGTCTCCAATGTTTAACGGCATTGGGTTTTCTTCCCATGAAATCACCATTGAGAATCTTGCAAGAACCCGAAAGCAATCATTTAAAGATCAGGCAAAAGCCGACGCTGAAACTGCAAAAGTTACGGCACAGAACACCCCGCTTAATGCATTCATTAATAACCTGCAGGCTCGAATCTATTCTCAATTAGCTTCTCAGGTCACTGATGCCATCTTTAACTCTAACGGAGCCAACTTTGGCATCATTAATCTTCAGGGCGGATCTACCGTCACATGGCAAAAGAATGGCGATATGGTGACTCTTTACATTGTTGATCCTGCAACGGGCAATACTACAACTATTCAAGTTCCCGTAGGAACATTGAATCCAGGCGGTGGTTGATCAATGGTAAAATTTATCTCCATACTCTTACTATCTTTGTTGTTCGGGGGTTGTGCTTCGGTTCCATCCAAGCCCGGCATCATCGAGACGCCGAAGGTACAGATGTCTCCGATGGCAAAACAGCTATCGGAACTTCCTCCAATTGATGGTCCTCGGATGACAATTGCGGTCTATGGCTTTGCTGATAAAACGGGCCAGAGAAAGACCGCAGACGCGTATGCCACATTCTCTTCTGCCGTCACGCAGGGCGCAGAGAGCTGGCTCATCGATGCACTACGCCTTGCAGGAAATGGCGTATGGTTCCAGGTACTTGAACGCGCGAGCCTTGATGACATTATCAAGGAACGCCAACTTATTTCCCAGACAAGAGAAACTTTCCTCGGTAAAGACGCCGAGAAACTCACCCCGATGTTATTTGCCGGCGTTATTGCGCAGGGCGGCATCATCGGATATGATAGCAATATCCTTACGGGAGGCGCGGGTGCCAGTATTCTTGGCATCTCCAGCAGCACTCAATATCGTAAGGACGTAGTAACAGTGTCACTGAGACTCGTAAGCGTTCAAACTGGAGAGGTCCTCTTGAGCGTGGCTGTTACTAAAACCATTACGAGTATTGCCCTCTCGGGCAATCTATTTAAATTTTATGATCACGGAACAACCCCGATTGAGTCAGAACTTGGTCTCACTGCAAATGAACCCAACGGCATCGCCGTACGGAGCGCTATTGATCAGGCAGTCATCGAAATCGTAAAACAGGGGCAAACAGCAGGTCTTTGGCAATTCAAAGACATAACCAACAATAACGCTAAAAAGAAATGAAAACAAAACTAAAACTAGGATTCATTCTTGGGCTTATGCTATTAACTCCAGCCTTTGCTCAGAATCAGATATATGTGAATCAAATCACAACAGCGGGTTCCACAACCCTAATTCAGGTCGGCAGCCTGAATCGAATCGGCTCCTCTGGAGTTGCAAGTGACATCACCGGCGATAACATCACCTTTGAAACGCGCCAGATGGGAAATAGCAACAGTACCGACTTCTCTATTATCGGAGCCAACAACCTGAGCTTGCTTGCTGTTGCCACTGGTAATACGAACACTCAGAAATACTTCATGAATGGTGCCAACAACACATTCAATGTGTCATTGGTCGGAAGCACGAATTCAATAACCGTGAATAAAGATGTGACCGTGGATCATACCTCCGAGGTCGATACGTCAAAGGCGACCATTGCGGACAGCGATGTCACCATTGATGTTGTTGGTAGTTCGAACACGATGAAATTCGGATTTGAGAATGCTTCATTTAACTGGATTGATTATAATATTACCGGTAGTTCAAATATCGTAAAATCAACTCAGATCGGAAGCGTTGGCGCATCAACTCAGAAAGGCGGACATTATCAAGATGTTACCATCCTGGGTAGCACGAATAACCTCACCGTCTATCAGGCTGGAATAGAACAGCAGAAGCTCGTCTATAACTTAACGGGTAGTAATAACACCGTTCAGATTATCCAGACCACAGCGGCTGCTGCTCCTATCATGACTACGGGTACATCGAATTACGGTGCCGCAAATCCAACAGCGACGATTTCGCCTCCGACTCCCTAATGTATGCGCATAGCCGCAGCACTGTTTTTGTTTGCGGCTATTTTTATATCTGAAGCCGGTGCCTCGGTCGGAAAACTGACCGAGGTTACTGGTCCCACTCAGATTGTTCGTGGTAAGGATAAGTTGGAAGGTAAGGTTGGCACGGAGATAGAGCAGGATGATACCATCGAGACCTTAAAGGCTCGGGTATCCATTGAATTTGAGGATCATACGGTAATGCAGATCACCGAGTTCTCGAAGCTCAAGATCGATGAATTTGTGTATGATCCTGCGAGCGGTAAGGGTAAGGTCTCAATGAAGACTGCATTCGGTACCGTTCGTTATGCATCGGGTATAATTGCTAAGAATAGCAAAGAAAACATTAAGGTCCAAACTCCTACCGCAAAGATTTCTGTTCGTGGTACGGACTTTTCGATGACTGTCTCTGAGGATGGTAAGAGTCTCATCATTCTACTTCCTTCGCGGCCCGAATATAGCGCAACTCCTGGAATCGTAGGAGTTATCGAGGTGTCAAATGTAGCAGGAAGTGTCCTTATGACTCAGGCATATCAGGCGACCTTTATTGCGTCAATGCAGTCCGCTCCTACAAATCCCGTCATACTTAACTTTCAAGATGAAAGCAAAATCAATAACCTGATTCTTGTTGAGACTCCGAAACCCGTCACAAGTGCGGTAAAGGAAGCCAAAAAGCAGACACAGGCAAACACATCCGAATCGGCCGATGATAAACCAAACAAAAAATCAAGCGGCAAGAGTGATTCCGCTACTGCGGTTGCTCAGGTTGAACCTAGTACGTCTACTCAGGTTAAGGCTGAAGAAAAGCCTGTGGAAGAAACTAAAACCGCCATCATTGACGTAAAGGCAATGCAGCCCGAGCTACTTCAGGCCGTAGCAGAAGTCATTTTAAAAAATCCAGAGGTCACAGTTGCAACCCCGGCAAATATATCACCCACCTTGATTGTTACGGCAACGGTCAATAATGGGTTTACAACCGACGGCACAAACGCAATAATGAATCTCTCTACATCCAAAGGAGTCATTCAATACAAATTAAAAGCGGACACGAGCGCAACGTTTAAGATTACCGACTCGAATGGAACCACGGTATACCCACTCAACTTCGGAGACAAACTCAAGGTAAACATCATTCAAAAATGAACAAACATACACTCAGAATCCTTCTTGTTGGTCTTATGCTTCTCACGGTTGCTGTGAGTCTCCGTATCACGAATCCATATCCCATTGAGGTAATGCGTCTCAAAGGTCTTGATTACTACCAGCGAAAGCAGGACAAGGTCGTGTCGGACAATATTGTAATTGTGGAGATTGATGAGAAGGCATTGGAAAAGAACGGCCAATGGCCCTGGAAGCGTACAGAACTTGCAAGTGCAATTAAAAAAGCCATGGAATATGGAGCCACCGGTGTTGTGCTACCTATTATTTTTGCTGAGCCCGACCGTTTGGGTGGAGATAAAGAATTTGTTGAGATGCTGAGTCAGGCTCCTGTAATTACTGGTCAATCGGCGTCATTAAAGGGTAAGGGCGTTCCAATTCCAAGAGGTGTTGCAACAATTGGTGGTAGCACGGATGATTGGTTATTTGACTACCCTGCTGCAATCGGACCTTTAAAAGAAATTGGCGAGGCTTCCACGGGCGTGGGCATGCTCCTGACCGCCCCGGAGCTTGACGGCGTGATGCGTAGATTACCACTCATGATTCAGATTGAAAAGGAAAAGTATCCCACAATGCCACTGGAAATCCTCCGGGTATTCGGCAATCAACCCAGCTTTCAGGTCAAGGTGACTGAATCGGGCGTGTCTGCCATTCGTGTTCCGGGCACTCCGCCAATTAAAACAGATGGCAATGGCCGTGTCTGGATTAACTTTAAATATACCTTCAAATCGATTCCATATACCGATGACATCTGGTATGTGAAGGATAAGATTGTCGTGATTGCTCTCACGGCTGAGGGCCTTGCAAATACCGTTGCAACTCCATTGGGTACTGCCTATGGACACGAGCTCAGCCTCCAAACACTTCAGATGTTGCTTGACGGTAACCGACTTGAACGCCCCGCAGAGTTCGATCTTTACGAGATTGCAATTGGAATTGGAATGGCCCTGATTGCAATCGGTATTGCAGTATGGGGTCCATATTGGTTAAGTGGCATGATCGTCATACTAGTTTTTACCTGTCCTTACTTTGCAGGAGTCGACCTTTTTAATAAAGGCTATCTCGCAGATTATACGTGGCCAACAATTGCTGCTTTCATTACTTGGTCCGGATCTATCTTCATGCGGTTCGTCATGGAGTTTAAACTCAAGCAGCAGATCAAGAAACAGTTCGGAACGTACCTATCGCCAGCCATGGTTGAGAAACTGCAAAAGAATCCTGCTCTCTTACAGTTGGGCGGTGAGTCGCGCGAGCTCTCCATTATGTTTACGGATGTTCGTGGATTTACCGCAATCTCAGAACATTACGGTAAGGACGTTCAGGGTCTCACAAAGATTATGAATCGGTACATGACGGCAATGACACAGGCCATTCTAGATAGTCAGGGGACGCTGGACAAGTACATTGGTGATGCCCAGATGGCTTTCTGGAACGCACCACTCGACGACAAGGACCATGCTCTTCACGCAGTTGAAACGGGTCTCACAATGCTGGGAAGTCTGAAGGCATTCAATGATGAGGTAACGAAGGAAGGTATTCCTGCATTCGGAATGGGTCTTGGCGTAAACACTGGTACCGTTGTTGTGGGTAATATGGGCTCGACTCAACGGTTCGATTATACCTGCCTCGGAGATTCGGTGAACCTTGCCTCTCGTCTCGAAGGTCAGTCGAAGCCCTACGGAGTCAAATTTGTAATTGGTCCCATTACCCAAGAATATGTGAAGGACGTGTATCCCACGCTGGAACTAGATTGCATCGCGGTAAAGGGTAAGAAAGAAGGTGTGAAGATTTACACGGTATTTGAAAAGGGCACACGCGTCTACAGCAAATCCCATGACAGTTTCATGACTTACTATCGGGAGCGCAATTGGAAAAAAGCAAAAGAATTAGGAGTTGATTTAAAAGCTCACATGGATTTCCTCAATGATTACTATGACATGATGCTGGAACGGATTGATGACCTAGAAAAAGCGGATCCGGGACCATCCTGGGATGGAGTTTTTAGAGCTACTTCAAAATGAGTGTTGATTAGCAATCACTTAGGACATTCTTAGTGTTTTACTTTTAGTCTGGGTGTTGTATGATTGTATCATAATGAAAGCCATCACCTACAAGGGAGTTTATTCTCCAATCATCAAGAACAACGGTATTGCCATCACGATTGTCGTCCCAAAGGGCGATGCGAAAGGCAGCACTCAGATCGTCAGTTACAAGGAATTCTCTTCTCGCCAGCAGAAAATGCTTAAGCGGAATGTGACTCATACGGATTACAAGGAAGTCAAAAATCTAATGACAGGTACTATCGTCAAGATTCCAGTGGATACTCCTCATTCCTGCGACCCTTCCGGCGAACTTTATTGGACGATGTAAGGATATCAACAACTTAGGTAATTCTTTGTGATTTACTTTCGCGCTGGATATTGTATGATTGTATCATAATGAAAGTCAAACATATCCTAGCAATCCTGGCTCTTACTGCTACCGTTTCGGCTCAAAATATCGACCGCCTGGTGGAAGCTCTAGTCCGGACGGAAAGCAACGGTAACGCGGCTGCCATCGGCGACCGTGGTAAAGCGCTTGGAATCCTTCAGATTCACGCGGTGATGGTCCAGGACTTTAACCGCATCACGGGTAAGAATTACAGACACTCGGACATGTTTGACGAAATCACCTCTCGTGAAGTCGCCAAAGGGGTTCTGAATTTTTACGCAAAACACATCGAAAAAACCATGAACCGTAAAGCCACCGAAAAGGAGCTTGGTTTCATCTGGAACGGTGGCGGTGGTTCTTGGCACCGAGTGGCTTCTCCAATGTCCGACACCAAGCAAAAGAACCTTGAAGCCTATTGGGCCAAGGTCTACAAAAACCTAAAGTAATAAATAACCTCTGAAAGCATCGTTTCAAAAGAGCTTACTTTCACTCAGAAGTAGATCATCGATCAACTACGACCACTTATGGTGGTTTATCTCTTATAAAGAATCTTCTTTGAGTAGGCTCCTTTGAAACGATGCTTTTGTTGTTTACATTTGACTGAATTCACTTTAATATATCTACATAATGAAAAAATACACATACGCTGAAATTAAGGATACGCTGAAAAATAATAAGCTGGTATTGATCAACTTTACTAAGGTTGATGGTACGGCTAGGACACTTCGTGGAACTCTGGATGCTTCTATTATTCCCGGGAACCTTATGCCCAAGGGTGAGAAGAAACTCAATCTGACAGAAGATGCTGTTCGAGTCTACGACATTGAGAATGATGGTTGGCGCTCGTTCCGAGTGGATTCAGTTACCTCTATTGAAACCCTCTAATATGTCTGTCGACCACATTCTGAAATCTGCTGCGGCAAAGAACCGCAAGAAGGGGCGCAAGTCGAACCATGGCATTGCTGCGGTCGACTCCCGCTACACAGGTGAGGAACCTATTTGGGATGGTTGGGAGACCTGGCCAGTTGAACAATTCTGGAAGGAGTATTCTCGGTCCTTTAATTTCTACAACTATTACTCCACCGCAAAGGATAGCAAGCCAGCCGTGCTAGAATGGATGGTCAACAATAATTACACAAAGGAAGATATTTCTGCAGTGAAAGCTGCTCCAGATTATTCTCCTGGTATGACGACAGGTACTCTTTGTACCTGCATGAATAAAGGAATGCCAACATTTCATCCTGGAATCAATGACTACCTCAAGTCACTTCGTGGGGATGCATTATCTCAGATTCCCTGCGACATTTTTGTGAAAGAAGCAATTGCCACTTCAATCTTTGAAGGTAAAAAGCTAAAACACCGGGATGCAGTGGAAACTATTATTGCTGAAAAGCCGGCTGGTATTTCTCCGATGGATCGCCTTAAAGCCAAATGCACAAGGACCATGATTATGGATCTTGATGTGCTTATGGACGAATGGTGCGACTCGGGTAATGAGGTACGAGTCATTCCAGTCTATAAGACGATGCAGCAGCATGAACTTCCTGCTGCAGCATGCACTTTTGTGGAAGACTACCTTAAGAAGTTGCTGAATGAAATGACTGATGCCCACACGGGCGCCAGCGAATACCTTGCTGAGGCCTATGGCTTCTATACCAAGAAGCAGCTGCTCATGCGCATTGATGCTCTGGCCACAATGATTGATGATCTCACAATGTTTAAGACGAGCGTCAAGGCTGCCAAGACTCCACGTGAGAAGAAACCCACGGCTGCCACAAAGCAGATTGCAAAGCTTCAGTACCTTAAGCATAGCGAGGAGTTTAAGATTACCTCCATCAATCCGATTCGCATTGTCGGAGCCTATCGTCTACTTGCCTTTAACGTAAAGACGCGGATACTGTTTGACTATGTTGCCACTGTGACAGGTGGTTTTATTGTCAAGGGTACTACAATCCAGAACTATGATGAGGTAGCCTCCCGCTGCATCCGTCTCCGTAAGCCTGATGAATTCATTCCTATTGCTGTAGGAAGCACGGAGAAACAACTTGAAAAGGCGTGGACTCAACTTACCACAAAGATTGCAAAACCAAATGGGCGCATCAATGATGACATTGTGCTCCTCAGAATACTATAAACTATGGATACTCCAGTAACACAACCACACGACGTTATGGCCATTGCTCGAATGGCATCCGTGATCATCGGCAGTAAAGAATCAATTCTATCAAAACTAAACGAATTGTATCCTCTTGAAGCCAAGAGTGAGACGAATCTAACGCCGAAGTTCTATTCGGATATGACCTTTGAGTCTCAGATTGAGAAGCTCCTCAATTTTAATCGATACAAGAACAGCGCTTTCGTCTATGGCATCATGTACTACTATCAATCCGATAATTCGCCTGAGCGAATCCAATTGATGAAGGACATGAATCTTCCAGAAGAAACTATTAACTACCGTATTCAGCGCGTAGAACTTCACCGCTAATACTACCATGCTCGATAACATCCTCACTAAACAATCCCTTGCTCTGATCATTGAAGGTCTCGTGACTAAAGAACACATGACCTACATGGAGGCGGTACTTCATTTCTGTGAGGAACGTCAGATCGATCCATTGGATATTGGCAAGCTTATTTCTCCTGCTTTAAAATCAAAGATTGAAGCAGAGGCAATGTCATCAAACCTCTTACCCAAAAGCAATTCATTAGATTCATTCATGTGATATGAATACAATCAGCGACAGTCTCACTCAAAAACTTGAGGAGCTATATCCCAAGCCGAAGCCCGAGGTTGTAAAAGAAGAACCCGTTGCAGCAAAAACATGGGATATTGACTATACTATTACCACCGGCGCCATTACATCTGGTGGTAATTACGCTAATGGTAGTTACGCTATTCAGTCTACAAATAGCGCTATTACCCTGGGTACCACGACGCAGTATCTCACATATGATGAGAATTCACTTATGATTAACACGGCGGGTAACACGTATCCCTTGCCCGTGTATGTACAGAAAATTGTTGAAGACAATAAGCGTATTACAGTTCTTGATCAAATGATGATTAGAGAATCAAGCGGCTATGGTTCTGTCAGTCTTAAACAACACATTAGCGATAAAATTTTTGACTTTGAGTTCAGAATGAAAGAGTATATCAGACAGGAAATTGACAAACTAAAATGCAGCCCTGGGACGCCTACCTGATATATAATAGTATCAAACTACATTTTGAGAGCGATTCTTATGACGCGATCAAATACAGTTTTAAGACTTCTGCAACTCAGAAGTCGTTCTTTCAACGTAAGGACAAATACTTCTTTGCTAAATTGGCCAAGAAGTATCCTGACAAACAGATTTTGATTGACTTCCTGGTCGCAAACTTCGCATCCTTGGATACGAGTAAGTGCTGGGCGGGCAATCTAGTCGAACAGTCTGCAGAGGATAACTACAAGTTCTATCTGAAAAGGATAGAATCGATGAGTTATTTCTTTGGGGATCAAGTAGACAGACTGGTGGGGCAATGTAAGGGTAGTGGGCTTTCATTCGATGACTTATTCAAGTCTGAGAATGGAGCTCATCCACGAATTGCCACATTGGTGATGGACAAAACTATTGAGCTTGAAACCTTGGTAGTTCTCGACATTATGGTGGGCTTTATGAAACGCTCAAAGATTACGGAGACCATTCTATGGCCCGAGTTTTCCAAGAAAGTTCTGAAGTTCAAGCCATTCCTCAAACAGAAAGTAGACATAAAAAAGTTGCGAGAAATCGTGCTTTTAGGGTTTACAAATAGGGAATAAGTGATACTATCATATACGTTACTCATACAACCTCAATACTAAAAATACTATGTCATTCGCAGATCTCAAAAAGAATCGTGCAAACGAAATCACTAAGCTTACCGCCCAGGCCCAAAAAGTTGGAGGAAGCCAAGAGAAGAAATCCTATAACGATGATCGTTTCTGGTCACCAGTCGTAGACAAGGCGGGTAATGGTTATGCCGTTATTCGTTTCCTTCCCACCCCAAAAGGTGAAGAACTTCCATGGGTCCGTTATTGGGACCATGGCTTCAAAGGCCCAAGCGGTCGTTGGTACATCGAAAATTCTCTCACATCGATCGGCCAGCCTGATCCTGTTGGCGAGCTGAATACTAAACTCTGGGCAACTGGACGTCAGGAAGATCAAGATCTCGTACGTTCACGTAAGCGCCGTCTCCACTATGTCACAAACATTTTGGTAATCTCTGATCCAGCCAACCCTGCAAATGATGGAAAGATTTTCCTTTACAAGTTCGGTAAGAAAATCTTTGACAAGATGCTGGATCTTATGCAGCCATCTTTCCAAGATGAAAAGCCAGTCAATCCATTTGACTTCTGGGCTGGTGCGGATTTCAAACTGAAGATTCGTAATGTCGAAGGTTACCGTAACTATGACAAATCCGAATTCGCTTCGATTTCACCCCTCTTTGGTGGTGATGAAGCAAAGCTTGAACAGACCTATAATCAATTGAATCAGCTGAAGGAATTCACTGATGCAAAGAATTACAAGTCCTATGATGAATTGAAGCGTAAGCTTCTTGAAGTCCTGGGTGAAGAAGGTCAAGTTCTTTCAACCGCTGAATCGGTTGAGCTTGATACCACTGCTTCTGCTCCTCGGTATGCCGCAACTCCTGCAGCAGCACCGCAGAGGGAATCATTTAAGCCTGTTGAGGCAGGCAGTGACGATGACGAAGGAAAAGAGGATGATACCCTTAGCTACTTTGCAAAGCTTGCAAAGGAAGACTAATCCTACCTGAAATCATCTATTATATCATGGCAAGGGCCGCTCCTTTACCGGGGCGGCCCTTCTTTTTTAGAAACCAAACGCAGGAGACATCTGCCATGCGGTCCGGTCAGGGACGTTATTGCTTGCATAGCTGACTGAACTTACAGTGGTATTGCTAGTGCCTCCACCGGCACCAGAGCCACCAGGAACGACCACCGGTGCATCCTGGGCCGCAGAGTTGGCATCCTGAGTATCAGACTGCATAGCATTCATAGTTGCCCCAGAATTGTTAGGAGTTTCTAGGGATGAAATCTTGTTTTCTGGTGCACTTACCATGGCTCCAGATTGAGTATCAGCGGGAGTTACTTCGGAGGATGTGGCACTATCTTTTGAAGCAGACTCGGGCTTTGCCGAATCTCCACCACCGCTATCCTCAATACCAAGGATAGAGAACGCCTTCTTGATAATTTTATCCGAGAATGGTAATGGTTGCAGCAGGGTTTTAATTACTCCAGCAAGACCTTCTTTGAGGGATGCAATAAGATCAAAATTCTTAACCTTTTCCCATAGATTCTTTACACCTTCAAATGCACCTGAAAAGAAATCCTGGATCATATTCACGGCACTTAAAAGTCCATCCATGATCATCCGACCAATATCGATCTCCTTTAGCTTTGCTGCAATATCTGTAAATCCGAATTTATCCAGAACCCATGCTGCAAGATTCTTCAGAAGTGTTTGTGGTATGAGAAATATGTCTAATAGAAATACGCCGATCTTTTCAGCAATTTCACCAGCAGAACCTGAAAACATATTAGTAAGTTGCTTGTATAGATTCATGGCAATATCCATGGGCATTTGAATAATGTTCTTCCAAAATCCAACCACAAAATCAAACGCTTTACCAAATAAATCTTTGATGATTCCAGTAAGATCAAAATCACTAATTGCCTTTGCCGCATCTTCAAATCCAAGCATACTCATTAATCCGGATAGCAACTTCTTTGGAAGATCGACAATAAGGTACAGTAGATCGTCAAGAACCGTTAAGAGGCCTTGTTTAATTCCACCAATAATCTTATCACCTAGAGTTCCTTCCGTATCCTTGAATCCATCAATAAATCCACTAATGAAATCTGTGATAGCCACAATGATTGCAATTGCTGCAGCAATTGGCCAAAATAGATTTGCAACAACAGTGCCAATGGTCGTAATAACTTCTATTACTCCCATAACGGTTTCTACGAATCCACCAATCCAGCCCAATGCCTTTTGCATCACTGAACCAACTTCCATTGCGCCAACCTTTTCAAATTTAGCGCTGGTCTTACTCTTGCCAGGAGCCTTTGATTCCATCTTATCTTCTAGTCCTTGAAGCTGCATCTGCTTACCTGCCTGGCTTTGATCTTCGGCAGAAATTGCAGATTTTTTATCAGCGCTAATAGTTGCCTTTAATTGATCCTTATCAATTTTAAGCTGCTGCTCTTCTAACTTTTTAGTATCTTTAACATCCTTGCCAAAGTCCAGTTCAAGCTGCATTTCTTTTGACACTTCAGCCTTTTCTTCTTTACGAATATCATCAGTCTTCTTGAACATATCACCAAGCTGCTTGCCAATTCTAGCAGAAGTTTCCTGGGATGTCTTATTCCAAAGTAAGCTATTGACGGTGGCTTTCTTTTCACCGTCTTTAAGAAGCTCAATGATTGACTTGAACTGATCAATTGACTTTTGACCAAACTTTTTACTGCCTTCTCCTGCAGATTTAAGAACTGACAATAGGTGTTCTAGCTGTCTGGCGCTATCATTTGAAACCTTTTTCGTAAGGTCCTTTTCTTCAGTATCAATATCTGAAATGGCTTTGGTATTCTTTTCTAACTTATCCGACTTTTTGCTATCGCTCTTTACAAATTTCTGGTTTTCTTCCGCAGTTTCGCTTAATACTAAAGCCATATGGGCAATATCTTCCATGATAATTGCCACACGCTTATTCATCGTATCAAGTACGACAGTTGCCTCATTAATCGAACCTGTCACCTCAATGCACAGTGCTCCATAAATGTTCTGGAGTTCTTTAGTAATTCCTTCAAAGATCTTTGGATCAATTACATTACCGATATTTTCAATCGCAGCAAGAGTGCCCACCTCGGTATTAGTAATAAGTGTCCCTAACAGTTTATTGCTAATAGCGAGCTGAGAGATTACCTCTGAAAGTTCTGAGGTGGACTTGTTGTCGTTTGATTCGGCCATGTTAGTAGGTGACTCCCTTTCGAGATGTACGTTTCTTTGCTCTTTCGTTTTCTTCTTTTACGTGATTAACCAGCATTGCAACGTAGATCTCCCTCTCCCAAGGCATCATAGAATCAAGCTCTGATAGGCTATATTTGTGGTGCTGCATCATGGCGAAGTTGGTCTGGTAATGGTTCGCTAGATTATCGTGTGAGAGGGCTATTAGAAAAAATTCTTCAATCCTTTGACCGTAACGGAGTTTTCGGCCTTGCAGTGTTCACATGCAAAATCGATCTTATGCTCTAATTTGGGCATATTTTCGATAAAGTTCTGAAGTAGTTTAAATTGTGTTTGGTTCAATGACTCAATGAATTCCAGTCTTTCTTCTTTCGTCGACTCGCTGGTTGGATAGACCTTCTTGTCGTCATAGATTGACTCGATACATTCCGTAATGATGTCGAATGCTGCTTCCTTTTGCTGTTCAGGAGTCTTATCTGCAATCTCCGCGATCATATCAACCTTGGGCCAGCGCATGATGACGCCAATCTTATCAGTGAGTTTAATCTTTGTAGCTGGAGCTTCTTTCATATCCACGTCAATCTCTTCAAGGTTGACTTCAACTGTGGTCTTCTTTTCGCATTTTTCGCAGGTTACGTTTACCTTTGAAACTTCTCCAACCGACTTGGATCGCAGTTTCATGAAGATATACTCAAGGTCGAATACTGCAATATCGTCAGGATTGACCTTTCCAAAGGTACAACTTGTGATTGCATCCTTCACTGCCTGCATGATCTGCTTTGTTTCTCCAGACTCCATTGCTAGCATAAGGATCTTTTCCTCTTTAACTAGGTATGGACGGTACGTAAACTTCTTTCCAGTAGAAGGAAGTTTGGCTTCATATTTTGGTGATTCAAGTTTGGGTAATGACATAATAATGGTTATTTAGTTATATTTTCAAAATTCTCATAGGCAACTGTCACGGTCAATTTCTGAATTGTGTTTTCAGAGTTGTTATCCAGAGAAATAGCTCCGAGTGAATATGGGAATGCGTTGTGCAGCACTGTTTCGTAGCTTACAGCTTCTTTAAGGGAATTAACATTATCATCGCTGACCTGATATCGATCAGCACGATGCAGTTGCTTAATGCTGATTTCCCCGTAATAATTATTGCTGTATTTCACCTTATAATTTTCGAAATCAACAACCGCACTGGCCCAGGTTTCAAACACTTTCTTAACGTAAAAGTCATTGGTGAGCAGGAACGTGAATGTTACATCCTCATTGACAAATCCACTTGGGATCTTGTAGGATTGCTGAAGAATCTGATAATCAATCGTGGTGATCTGACGACCAGGAAGACTGCAGCTTTCACATAGAACCGAAAAATCGCGAGTGTCAATTCCCAGTCCTGCTGGAGGAGTTACATGAATTTCAAATCTATTTGCCGGAGCAAGTCCTTTACGATTCGAAATAACTGATTTTAGATCATCGATGTTCATTATGGAGTCTGATAGATTTTCTGAGATTCTTTCCAGACCTTTGTCTTATTAGCCTTTGAGAACTGTTCGATTGGCAAGAAGATGGCTGTTTCCCAATCCGGAGCATATACCTGAGCAATGCGTGACTTGATATGGCCATTCAGATAGTGTTTTAGGCAGGGCGAGAAATAACGAAACCGACGAACTCCAGCAAGCAATTCGTAACGCAGTTTCAATTTAGATTTTTCATCCAGGTTATCCTTATTCGGCATCGTGGCCATCAATTTATCCAGGAATAATGAGCGAATATCGGGACGGAGATAGTGAAGATTGAGTCCCAGGAATCCGCCTTCTGCAGGTTGCAGGGCAATAACCAATGGGAATCTGTCGTAGTATGGTAGTTCCTCTTTGAACTTAGGATCATACGCAAACATGAACATATGGCCAAAGATAGGCTTTGAACGACTTTTGAGAGCCTCATCATTGAGAAGAGTCTTTCGATTAATCCGTCCATTGAGTTCTTTGACCCTCTCGGTAAACCATGCTTTAGCTTCTCTGGAACGAGTCTCGTATCCTTTTGAGTTTAGCTCAGATTTTAGCGTGTTGAAGAGTGATGCCATTGCCACTATTTATAACATTTTCTAGAGTATCTTAATCCCCATGGAACGCAGAATGTTCTCATCCCATATTTCAAACGTCCATCCCCTATCTTTGGCATACTCATTCGCAGCCTCCCATTTAGAGGTATTCTTTGCATACGTCATCACCTCGGTAATATATCTTCTCGTCTTTCTGCCAGGATTCTTGGGTGGTTTAGTCTCCTTTGCTGGTTTTACTTCAACCAAGTATGTTCTATTGTCAGTGGTTATAAACTTAACATCAACAAAATACCGATGCATTCTATTATCCGTTCTACATCTATATGGTACTACCGTCTCTTCGGATGCCCATTTTGCAATTACCGGATTCTCGTCTAGCCATTTAAATAGCTGTCTCTCCCATAACGAACGATACACAATGTCATGAATGTTTCCGTTATATTTTGCTGGATTCTGCGGGGTGAAACGTCCTTTATAAGTCATGGGGAATGGTATAAATAGTAACATTGTATTTATGCCTATTCACGTATTTCCACTAGAACTTAGAGAATCCCAGAAAGGTTGGTCGTTTATGGCTTTTTGGCCAACTACTCAACCGGAATTCATCTATCTGCCAATCCCGGCCGGACTTACGTTTAGCGATTCGATAAATTACAGTTCTATTAACCTCGGTCTTCTAGGAGATATTGGAGCCAAGGCACTTTCCGCTGCAGCAAACTCACCAAAGGGCAGCGGCGTTGCTCGAAAGACCGGAAATGCTATTGGTGCTATGACGGAAGACGTCATTAAGAAATCGACGAATATGAATGCAGCAGCAGTAGCAAGTATTGCTGCTCGAAAAATGAAACAGGATGATGTGGCCAATGTGATCGACTATGCCACAAAACAGGTTGTTGCCCCTAATACTCGTACCACATTCCAGAACAGTAATGTCAGAAATTTCCAATTTCAGTTTAAAATGGTGGGCAAGCGGAAAGAGGACACTGATGCTATTAAAAGAATATGCGAACTATTTCAGAATTACATGTATCCAGAAGGTACTGACGTCATCCTAAAGTATCCTCCTACCTGGGCTATTAGTTTCTATGACGGAGATGGCAATGACAATCAATATATTCCAGGAATCTATGAGTCATATCTAAAAGAGTTTTCCACCACATTCAATTCTTCCACGAACATTTTCCATGATGACGGTAGTCCATTAGAAGTAGACATTACTCTTGGATTCGAAGAAACCAAGCCACTCAATCGCCAAGAAATTATGGCATTGCGCGGATCAAAATATAATGACAAAACCAATCTGGGCTAATTCTTATGTCATTCTTTAGACAATTTCCAAAAGTAACGTATAATTTCCTGGATTCGGGATTCGATACTACGATTACAGATATTTTTCGATTTGTTCAGGCTGATCTTCCGGCACTTAGCGATAATACGACGTATGAGTTCTATCAAATTATGGATGGAGATAGACCCGACATCATATCGAATAAACTATACGGAACTCCAGATTATTATTGGACATTCTTC